AGTAGTCATAGTTCTGCGCGGCCTGCCTGTCCCGCACCATGTCCTCGACTTCCCGGATCAGCAGGAGCACTAAATCGCGCCCCGGGTCATGCTCATGCACGCCTTTCCATGTGTTGATATCCATCAGCAGATCTCCAGATTTACCAGGAAGACCGCGGCCTCTTCGATCTGCTCGTCCATCTTCCGGGCCAGCGCCAGATCCTTCCGGTCGTCTTCCTTCTCATCCTCGCCGCCCAGGACCGCCGGCGCGTTGGCCACGACCATGTGCGCCCCCGTCGCGATCCCCTTCACGGCTTCCTCCGCCATCTTTCCCCGGCCCTTGCAGATAAATCCATAGCTAAAAGCCAGATAGCTGATCAGCTCCTTGTACATCGTTACCCCTCCTTTTCCTTCCGCTCCTTCCAGATCACCCTGGGCGGCTCTCTATATCCGTCCTTCACGACGACTTCGCCGTTGCTCACCTGCAGCCACATCCATGTCTTGAAGGGGAAGTTCATGCCGCTGATCCCCGCCACCTTCGCGGCAAAGAACAGGAGACCCTCTGGGCCGTAGTCGCTCCCGATGCTGAAGCTGTCCCAGTCCTTGCTCTCATTCATCAGTACGCGGGTCAGCTCATTCTCGAAAACATCCAGCCTTTCTTTGTCCGTGGGTGTGTTCAGACAGTCCGCCATCAGGCAGGCCAACCTGCTGGCCGCGCCGTCATCTCCGTTGTCATGTCTGGCCCCTCCGTCGATCCTGTCCCGCCACCAGCGCGCGGCCGCCCGGGCCATTTCCTCCGTCATGATTTTCCTGTCCATTCTGTCCCTCCTGTCCGTTCTCCGATCCCTTTTGCCAGGGGCTTTTATGTCCCCGGCAAAAGCGTCCACGTTGTCGCTTTTCTCAAAGTTCCGTCACGATCATAATCACCGGCCCGGCCACGGTCTCCAGTTCCCGGGCCTGGAACCCCAGCACCCGCCGCTTGTGCGCGTCCGTGACAAGCCTCGCGGCTTCATCCTTCCACCAGTCCAGCACCATCCCGTCGAACAGGGCATCCTCTTCCCGGAACCCGTTCGCGCCAGCCAGGTCATCGAAGATGATCACAAACTCGTCGTCCGGGATCAGCTTCATCAGTTCCTCCAGCCGGATCTCCCGTGCCAGGCTGGCCCACCTCGTCCTGATTCCCTTCTTCATTCTTCCGTCTCCTCTCTTTCCCCAGATTCTCTCAGGCGCTTCTCCCGCCGCTCGATGGCCCCGATCTTCGCGCAGAGCTGCCGGACCCGCTCCCCACAGACCCCGTACCGCTCGCCGATCTCCCGGTACGTCAGCTGGCTGCTCATCCGCAGCTGGTAGATCTCCCGGTTCCGCTCCGCCTTTCTTCCCTCACTGATCACTCGGCCGTCCCGCCCCCTTCCTCGGTCTCCCCGTCTTCGTAGAACCGTGTCCACGGGAACCCCAGAACCGCGGCGATTTTTTTCGCAGTCTCCGGCCGCGGCGTCCGCTCTCCGCTTTCGATCCAGTGATACGCGACCTGCGTTATGCCGGCCGCAGCGGCCACAGCCGCCTCTGTCAAACCCCTGGCTTTTCGGATGTCTCTCAACCATTCTCTCAACAGCACCACCTCCTGGTCGCTTAAGCAGTGGTTATCTTATCATTAACTCGGGGTTATTGTCAATAACTTACAGTTATTTTTTAACGCTTTTCTTGCGTATAACCTTCGGTTATACTATATTTATTAGGAGGTGCCCGCTGCATGAACCGTTATAAAGAATGCCGTCTGGCCAGCGGTATGAGCCAGAAGTTCGTGGCCCTTTCTGTCGGCGTTTCGCCGCCCATGGTCAGCCAGTGGGAATCCGGCGTCAAAGAGCCGTCAAAGGAAACGCTCCTCAAGCTCGCCGACCTGTTTAATGTAACTACTGATTATCTTCTCGGGCGCGATGAGGCCAAAAAGAAAAAAGAGACCGCCGCACAGGGCGACGATCTCGATTCACAGCTGGTTAATCTTCTTGTGTCTCTTCCTGAGACGGACGTTCAGAGGGTGAAGGACTTCGCTGCAGGCCTAAAAGCAGCCCGAGAAGAATAATCTTCTCCTCGTCGGTTAACTGTTCGACCAGTTCCCTGGCTTCTTTCTCGTTCATCCTGTTTTCCTTTCCGTCGAAACGTTCCGGCCATTATTCGCGCGTGCCGGAATTATATCACAGGAGGCTGCCATGAAAAAGCTTGTATCATTCTTCCTGGCTGCGCTGCTGGTCTGCTCCGCAGCCGCTGCATACGCTCAGACCTTCGTCACACTTAACCAGCTCCAGCGTTATCTGGAGAAAGTCTCGCCGGCCCGGAGCATGGACGCCGGCACCCACTATCTGGAGATCGACGGGACCGTTGACAGCATCACATGGTCCGGAGCAAATAACCATTATGATATGATCCTGCTGGTGGATGAAAAGAACGCTTACAAACCCATCGGCGCCGATTCTCCGCGGCTGTGCGTCCACTTCCGCCTTCATAAAGACGAACCGCCGTTCCAGCCCGGCGACGAGATCACCGTCTTCGGCTCGCTGAACGAGCTGTACTCCTCCGTCATGGTTCCGTGTATCCTGGCGAAAACAATCAACGGATCCGAAGATTTTTGACCTCCTAACAGAAAATCAAGCCCTTCCTAACACTTTACTAACAGGATTTTATCACGTTTCTGTGCGGTCCGAACCCGTTGATTTTATTGACTTTTCCCATGGTAAAAACACGGTTCTAACACTTTAGCAGTAAAAAATGAGGTATACCCCCCTACACTTTTATATACATGCACGAAGAAAGTGAGGTGCGGCCTTTTGGGCACGGTTGAACATAGAGGAAAAAACTCCTGGAGAATCGGCACACAGATCAAGGTCGGCGACGAATGGCAGTGGGTGCGCTTCCCGCTGCGGATGGATCCGAATCTTTCGGAAGACGCCCAGGCCCGCGAAGCGGAACGCGAGCTCAAGAAGCTGGAGGCCAGGCTGGCCGGCAAGCCCTCAGACGTCCCCACCCTGCGCGAATGGTCGGAGACCTGGCTCGCGAAGCACCTGAGCATGGACGCCAGCCCGGTGACCGTTGCAAACTACAGGTATCTGCTCTCCTCCCGGATCCTCCCGCAGCTGGGAGATCTCCCGCTCACGGATCTGACGCCCGCCCGTCTGACGGACTGGCTGTACAATCTCCGGAAAGAGACCAGGAAAAGCACCCGCCTCAAGGATGAACAGCTGAAGCGTCCACGCCGGAAGGGCGAGCAGCTGATCACCGACGCCCAGGCTTCGAAGACGCTCTCCGCGAAAACAGCGCAGAACTATCTCGGCTGCGTGAAGACGATGCTGGCGGCAGCCGTGCGCGTCGGTCTCCTGGAGTACAATCCGGCGGACCGGGTTCAGGGGCCAAAAAGGCGTAAAAAAAAGAGGGCGACCCTCCCGGAGCCGGAAGTGATCGCCCTCCTGAATCTGATTATTAACGAGGCGGAAACCCCGCTGAAGCTGGCCGTCCTGCTGGCCATGCTGTGCAGCCTTCGCCTGGGTGAGGTCGGGGCCCTGCGCTATCCCAGCGTGGACTGGGACGCCGGCACCATCACCGTCGACCGCGCCCTGAAGTACACGCCCGCCGAGGGCGCCTTTATCGCGGAGCCAAAGACGGAAGCCGGCGACCGGGTGGTCACGCTGCCGCCCTCCATGATCCGGATCCTGCACGACGCCATGTGGGACGACGTCATGGAGGCCCAGGACGAGCCGGAAAAATGGCGGGGCGACTACTGGATCGTCCACAGCCGACACGGGGCCCGCGTCAATAAGGACACCCCCTCGAAGTGGTTCCGCAAGTTCGCCGACGAGCATGGATATCAGGGCCTGACCTTCCACGGCCTGCGCCACGTCCACGCCAGCATGCTGCTGAAGCACCACGTGGACATCCAGTCCGTCTCCGCCCGGATGGGGCACTCTGACCCCTCCGTCACGCTGCGCGCCTATGCGGACGCCATGCCCGCCCTGGATCAGGATGCCGCGGCGACCATGGACCAGCTCCTGCTGGCCACCGGTTCCGTCGTCCCGGCCCCCGGCACCGCCATCCCGGTCTCCGGCACCGTCCTCCCAGCCGCCGGCACCGTCCTCCCAGCTGCGGACCCCGCAGCTGATCCATCAGCTGATCCGGATCCGGACGACCCCGCAGCCATCAGCTGATCCCTCAGCTGATCCGGATCCCCGCCGGCGGTCCTCAGCTGAGCCGGATCTGGATCCTCATTGGCAGCAGCTGCTCAGCTGCTCGAGGCTTAACAGCATAAAAAAACGCGCCCAGGAGCCTTTATTTTCAAGGCCTCCAGGGCGCGCTTCTTTTTCCCAGGGAAGAATCACTTGCTAATATTATTAAAACTTGGACGCAATCAGAGCGGAAACGCTCATGCCCTTCTCCTGGGCTTCCTTCCGGATCCGATCCGCGGTGGCGGAGTCGATGCTGATGGACAGCGTCGTGCGCTCATCGCTCTCGCCCTCGCTGACCGCCCCGAAGATCTCCTGGTAATCATCGGCATCCAGATGTTCCTCCGCCCAGGCCCGCGCGGCCTCATAGGTCAGCGGGATGATCTTCTCCCCGCCGCTCCACTGGTTCTGTCCGCAGCTCTCAGCATACTTGCTCGCGGGCCCGCCGATCCCGTGCAGGAAATACTCGCCGGTCCGCTTTTTGTACAGCGTCTCCACCCAGTGGCCGAAATCCCGGGGATACAGGTAGCTGTCCTGCCCCATCTCTTTGGCGGTCTCCGTGTCGTACAGTTTGCCGCTGATGATCTTCTTCATGGTGCGCTCCTTTCTGTGCCCTCGTTCCTCCGGGGCGGGATTATTACCGATTACCAAACCAGATCAAACTCATCCTCGACGGGGTTGCTTGTCTCGACAAGGTACCAATCGCCGTCCATGTATCTGGCGTCGAGGAGCTCCTCGCCTCGGAGCCCTTCCGGATCGTCCGTGATGTCAAACCGGATTTCGAGGCCCAGCTCCCTGGCCGCTGCCAGCGTGTGGTGCCCATCGCTCACCACTGCATACTCCTCGCCATCGATCTCCCCGGCGTCCCAGCAAACGATCACGACATGATCGGCGCCCTGCGCTTTAAGCTCGGCCATCTTGGCCGCGACGATGTCCTCACTCAGGAAGTGCTGGCTGCTGATGATCCTCATGCTTCGGGCCTCCTTCATTTTGTCCCCCTTTCGAGGGCACCTCTATTTTACATCTGAGTTTATATAAAGTCAATTGTTTTTTTGCGTTTATATAAACTTTCCTTAAAAGAGACAGAAAAACACGTTTTCCCCCACTTTCCCCCAGCCCGCAGCTGTTGCCGCGCAACGGTTTCAGACGTGCACGCGCCGATTTTTCCCCCACTTTTTGCACCTTTTCCCCTGTTTTTTCCACAGTTTCGGACAAAAAGAAAAAGCCCTGGAAGCCTTACAGATTAACGCTTCCAGGGCTCTGTCGAAGTGGCGGGATTCGAACCCGCGGCCTTTTGGTCCCGAACTGTCCGCCACCAGCCACATCAAAAAATAACGGCTCCCTATGATTATTTTACTGTTAGAAGTGTTAGGCTGTCAATTATGCGTTTTTCCTTCTATAATATGCACCGCCTAACAGTAAAATAAATTTTCTGTTAGAATCTGTTAGAAAATACTGTTTACTGTTAGGTGAGACGAAGGCCCCCTCCTTTTGTTTTGTGGCCCACGCTGTAAACGGCTGGACCCTTCCCGGTGTTCGTCCCCCTTCCTCTTTACTTTTTGAGGGGCGGGGGATAGGTCTGCCTTCGGTGCCGGCTGGCGTTATCAATTCAGCAGCGGAAAAAAAATAAAAAATTCGACCGCTTCCACATATCCGCGTCACCCGCTCCCCTTGGAAAAAGCGGTTTTTTATTTATAAAAAAAGAAGGAAAGAGCCCGGCTTCTCCGGGCTCTTGAAAATACTTTGACCTATTATTTTTTTAGCTTCGCAAAGGTTAGCTCATAGGATCCCATGGCTGCCAATGCAACAATGACCGCGTTGACGGCTGCCAGGATCGCGTTCTGTGGTGTCAGTCCGGCGGTAAAATGTGTAGCCAGGATCATGACCACCAGCGCGATCGCGTAGGCGACCAGCCTTGTCGGGATCTTCCAGATCTTGTCAATCGGTAGCTTCAGCAGCTGGACCACCAGCAGCGTGGCCAGTGTCGCGCCGGCAATGGTGGCCAGCTGCTCCCATGTGAACGGCTCTGTGGGCAGCTCGCCTTCAGCCAGGGCGACCGAACAGGTCAGCAGCAGGGCCATGAACAGCACCAGGCATAGCAATAACTTTTTCATTCCGGATCCTCCATTTCTCTTGATGCCCTGGCTGCCATGTATGCAGTCAGGCTCTCGTTCGTTTCTCTAAGTTTCTCATGGTCGTTCCCTGTGATGAAGTGCATCAGCATGCTCTGGTTCACGATCAGCAGCTGGCCGATGTCGTCCGATTGTGCTTTGAACTTCCGGGTCCCTTTGTCCAGGCGCTTGTTCACGGTCTCCATCTGGTCCTCCAGGTTCTTCACCCGGCCACGCACGCTCATCCCGCGGATCGCATCGATCCCGCTGCGGATGGTGGACGCCAGGACAAAAAAGAGGATGATCGCCGCCGCCACCAGCAGCACAGTCTCAAAGTTCAGGGCAATGGTCGGCCCTTCAATCTTTGGCAATGGTATCACCTCCTTCCTGCCCCAGGCGCTTCATGATCGCGCGCTCGCGCTCGCTGATTCCCCAGGCAATCCGCGATTCTCCGCTCGCGCTCACTAACGTTCCACACTGCGTCATACCCCCCCCCAGCTGCTGCGGCAGCTATAGCAGCTCGTTCAGCTTCTGCCCGCTCCTGGGCGGCTTTCTCGGATAGCAGGTACCCGCCGCCATAGATCGCTTTCCCGACTTCTTTCATGCTGTCCAGGGCGCTGATCCGCGTGCAGTCTTCCTTCTCCAGTCTGTAGGGTATCCCGTGTTTGCTCCATCTCTGCAGAATCGCCGCGGTGATGACGCAATCCGGGAAGGCGTACTTCGGCGGATGAACTCTGGATCCTTTGACGTTCTTATCGTTTTCCACCTCGATCAGCTTGTACAGATCCGGCGCTGTCCGCGCCCGGCAGGTGTCCAGGTTGGTCACGAAACTGGTGCACACCTGGGCGCCGTTCTCGTAGGTGATGTCCGCGCCGACGCAGATGTATGTCACATCCACCTGGCGCGCGCTGAAGATGGTCAGCCCTGGGCCGAACAGAAAGAACCTGATGCCCTTCTGGTCATACCATTTAATGATTTCGGCCAGGATGGAAAAAGGCGGATTATCCACCACGACGCAGCCGTCCGGATATTCTCTGTCCTGGTAACTTTCCCCGGGATAGAATGGCCGCACAAAGTTGGCCCTGTCCAGGCCGTACTCTCTGGCCACCCAGCCGGCGATCGCGTCGAAGACGTTCTCCGGCGTGTAGCAGTCGTCCGTGGTCTTCTTAGGCTTGAACTTGTCCAGGAACTCGTTCCACTGCTTCTCGTCGCCCTGCTCGTGGATCCGCAGCGCCTCATCCATGCCGATCTGCAGCACCTGCATCAGCCCAGCCCTCCGGTGATCTGAACCAGCTGCCAGCTGATGCTGTCCAGCAGCCGCAGCAGCATCTGCGCATCTGCCCGGCTCACGGTCAGCCGGATCTCGATCGGATCATCCGTACCGGGCTCCGCGGGTTCTCCCGGATCCTCTCCGGGCTCCACGGCGGCGCCGTCAAAAAGCAGGAACTCCGTCATGATGTACCAGCCCTTCCGCCGGCCGCAGTTGACCCTGCACCACTTATCCCCGTGCTCCAGCACCTCCGCGCTGGTTCCCACCGGGATGTCGTCGTACAACCGGTACCCGGCCGTGCCCGGCGTATTGCTGGCCCTCATGTGCACGGGCATGCCTTTTGCGGACCATACCACCGCTGTCTCCACCGTGTCGCCTCCTTCGTCCTCCGGATCCGTGCCCTTCTGGCCTTCTCCGGATCCTCCGGCCAGCAGCTTGTCGATCTTCTCCCCGTATGTCAGCTCGGGCCACAGCCCGACGCAGTTCCACCCGCCGTTCGGGATGGTCTTGTCCTTGAACTTGCTCTCAAATACCCCGCCGCGGGATTCGCTGCTGTGGATGGCGCCTTCCCCGGTCCCGGTCTTGATGCCGATGTGCTTGGCGTTCCCCAGGCCGTCGTGGTAGCCCTTTTTTTCCTCCCCGCCGTCATAGACGTGGATAAAAAGGACCGCGCCTTTCGGCACGCTCCCGAACCGGGCCTTGCACTCCTCCGGGGTGCCGACCCATCCTTCCTTTCGGATCTTCCGGTACCAGGCGTTGCTGCCCTTCAGATCCTCAGTGATTCCAGCGTCCTGCAGGCACTTCTCGAAGAATGCCTGGCAGTCCATCTCCTGGTAGCTTCTCCCGATGTACTTAAACCCGGCCGCGGCCAGTTTTTCCGCGCTTGCTTTGCTCATGCTCTGTCCTCCATCTTGCCCAGGCCTCGCGCAGGCCATGCCGCCCGAGCTGCCCAGCTGCGCCCCTGCCGGCGTCCTCGCTGCACGCCGGGCATACTTGCCGTCCTTCCGGGATGATCTCCCCGCAGCAGACACAGCGGTCGCCGCCGGTCCCTGTTCTTGCGTCTCCCATCGGTGTGTCCTCCCGTCAGATTTCGATCTCTTCCGCGCTTTTCAGCCAGGCGGCGTAGTGCATCCGGATGTGCTCCTCCAGGCTTCCGCCCCACTGCGGATCGTTCGGATCGATCCCGCGCACGGCCAGCAGCCGGATCCCATAATCCTTCCGCCCGGTCAGGTCGTCCATGATCGGCACAACCTCCCCGGGCGTCAGCCATACGTCCACCAGGCCATCCGGCCGCTCCGTGATCCGATAGAAGTCACAGATCGCCCGCGCCCGGCTCATCCTTCTCCGTCTTCTTCCTTCGGCCGCGGTCCGCAGATGCTCATGGCCTGGGCAGCCGTGATTTTCCCGGCGTCGGCATACTCCCACACCTGGGCGGCCGTGATCTCGTGCCGCCGGTATTTCCCCCTGATAATCTGGTAAATCATCAGATTTCACCTCCGGAGATGATATAGTCCTCCAGCATGGCCACCCGCTCCTCCAGGGTCGGCAGGGGCTCCTCTTCCTGGGTACCGTATTCCCACCAGCCCTCGAAGTCCGCCTCGATGTCTTCAGCAGTCTCCTCGCGCTCGGGCTCCAGTTCAAACAGGGCCTCGTCGTAGACGTACAGCGTCTGCCCGTTCTCCTGTTCCTCCCGGACGTTCCCGGCCATCCGGACGATCTTGGTCCCGTCTTCCTTCTCATCCATCAGCACTGCAGAGGGCTGCGCGCTGCTTCTCGTATCTTTCAACAGCATGCCTGATACTCTCCCTTCTTTTCCTCGCGGCCACCCGGCTCCAGTATGCCTGCACCCGTCTGGCCACCCGCATGACTTCATAAACGTGGTATTTTTCCTCAAATCTCCGGCTGTTGGCGTTCCTGATCATGCCGTTTCGGCTGATGATCTGGCAGGCCCGCTGCCGTTTGATCGTTCCGGTCTCCTGGTATTCCTTCCAGGCGCGGCGGAAGTTCCGCACGATCCTGGGCACGTTCCGCTTCCGGATGGTGATGTGCGTCCGGCTGATGCGAAACCCGCCCGCATCAATGGCCACGACGCCCCGCCGCGCTCCCCGGTGTCTTTTCCGGCGTTTCTCATCCTCCACTGTCCCGATCCGCTGGATTCCGGTGGTTGCCCGGCTCATCATGCCGTACTGATCAGCGAGCCATTCGCTCAGCTTCTTCACGGCCTGCTTCAGCCCGCTCTCGCTCCTGGCCATCAGGATGCTGTCATCCATGAACGTCACCGCCCGGATCACCAGCGGGTATTTGTTGCCTCTCCGGCTTTTGCTCAGCCCCAGCACGTACCGCAGCCCGTAGCTCATCACGTAGTTAAAAAAGCCAGGCGTCCAGGTATCCGCCGATGATCAGGTGCCCGCCCGGCGCGGCCTTGCCCAGCGCCTCCATGCAGGCATGGATCCATCTGGCCCTGGGGATTTCACTGCGGATCAGCTCCGCCACCTTCCGGTACTGGATGCTGGCGTAGGCGTGCACCCCGTCCATTTTCTGAAAGTATCGGATCCCCAGCTTCCGGTTCAGCATCCTTTTCACCTGCCGGGCCAGTCCTGTCTGTCCGTGCCCGGGGATGCTGGCGTGCTGCGTCGGCAGGATCCGCGCCTGCAGCAGCCCTTCGATTCCGATCTTGACCGTGTGCCCCAGCAGCTGGTGCCGGTAACATAGCGTCGCTATGTCCCGGATCTTCCCGGTTCCTCCGTCTTTCCGCGGCTTCACGGTGACCGGCTCCAGCTGCGGATCCTCGCCGCGCTGGATGCCGTCCACCATGTCCTCGACGACCATGGCCACCTCTTCCAGGATGGCGAACTTCAGCCCGCCGCTGATCTGTCCGTTTTCGTGTTCGTCCGCGATCAGCTCGTATCGGCTGTGGCCCGTCCACTCCTCCAGGAAGGTGCGCGTGTCGCCGCGCCGCCATTTATCCCGCAGGCACTTCTCCGCCGCCAGCCAGGCCACATCGTGATCGAACCCGCGCCACAGCTTCGGCATTTTCAGCACCTCCGGTTGGAAAGTCTTTCTGTTGAACTCAGCGGCTTTCGGTTAGGCGTGCCTTGTCTGACGTTCAGGCGCATGCCCTTCGCAGGCCCGTCTCTCTGCTACTTGCCGCACGCGGTCGCCCCTCGCGCCGCGCCTGAGGCTATCCGCTGCCGTCTCCGGTGTTGGAATCATCGCCCCGTGCTGGGAATAGCTGATTTTCATTTCGCGGACGTCGTGACATATTGGATCCCTGTGGGATCTTCGCTGCGGGCGGATTGCTCCGCCCTCGCGTGCAGAAAGCCGGGGCCGCTCGTTCCAGTTCGCGTTGCCGGGCGTATTGTTGCCATTCGCCCCCGCCAGGCCGCCATTGCCGCCGTTGTTCAGATTGCAGAACCGCCACGGGGCGCGGACGCCGGAGGACGCGTTGAAATAGAAGGCCGACCATGTCACGAAACCCTTGGACCGGGTTGCCCCGGTCTATTGTGCTGCCTTTCAGGCGCACGGTCTTTCACAGGAATCCTTCAGGGGCCTGCCGCCCCTCTGGGCGGCATTACGCCGCCCATTCACCCCGCTTTTTCCCAGATCCGGAAAGCCGGGGCCGCTCGCTCCAGTGCGCGCTGCCGGGCGCAGAGTAGCCATTCGCCCCCGCCAGGCCGCCATAGCCGCCGCCGCCCAGACCGCAGAACCGCCACGGGGCGCGGACGCCGGAGGACGCGTCGAAAGAGAAGGCCGACTTCATGAAGGTTGTGGTGCTGGCCCCCAGGGCATCCGGATAGATCATGCCCTTGTCATTGATCGCCAGATGCTTCTCATACTGCCAGCTGCTGTTCGGGCCGGTGAAGGTCGCCACCTCTTCGTAGTTGGCCGTCACGCTGCCCGCCTGGTGCTCGCTGTCTCGGCACTGGTAGACCGTGTAGATGCTCTTCGGATCCCTGTCGGCGTTCCAGTCGCTGTTCCACAGCGGATCCAGCCCCACCGCGTAGGCTCCGTCGATAATCTCCACCCCCGCGATCCGCGCGGGCGCCTTGCCTGCCGTGCAGCTGTCCAGGCTCCCGTCCTTGTGGCCGGGCAGGTGCTCCGTGCTGCCAGGCGTCCAGGGCATGGTGCTGACGTAGGCCGTCGCGGGGATGTCAACCGCCTGCGGGATGTCCAGATGCACCCGCACCAGGGCCGTCCCCTCGATCGTGACGTCCTCCATCCGCAGGATGTTGGCGCTGCCGATCAGGTCATAATTCGCCGCCGTGTTCCGGTCATTGTTCGTGCCTTCAGGATGGCTGCCCACCTCGACGCACCCGCCCACCAGCAGGTTCGCCGCCTGTCCGGCGGTCAGCAGCACGCTCGTGACCCCCTCTTCCGCGGCGGAAACCGTGTACTGGTAGCTGTAATTCAGACACCCTTCGATGATCCCGCTGTTCTCCAGGTTGAAGTGCCGCAGCTGGAAAAGGTCGATAATCGGCTCCAGATCCGTGTCGCTGTAGGTTCCCTCGTAGGCGTCCCACTTCCGGGCGTCCGCGATGCCGGTGCTGGCAGCCCGCCGCCACGCGGGCGTGTTCGCGTTCCGCTCCCAGGTCTTCCCGTGGAATCCGCTGCCGCTGGTCAGCTTCTGGCCGTACATGCTTCCGCCGAAGGTGGCCTGCCAGTTCATGTGCCGGTGGGCGTTCGTCGTGGGATCCACGTCCGCCGCCCAGGGCACGAAGGCCCCCTCCTGCTGGGTGGTGAAGGTTTTGTATTCGTGGCTGCCATCCGTGAAGTGCATCTTCCACAGCGCCAGCCGCCCGGTGTACACCGGGGCCAGGTTCCCGCTGATGTCGAACCCGTCGTCCACGCCCTCCACGGCCAGCACATTCATCGTCCCGTCCGCCAGGCTCAGCCCGTTGAACCGCAGGTACCAGGTCATGGGATCCTCGTCCGCCCAGTCGTGGTCGTCCGGCGTCACCTCCGTGGCGCAAACCGCCGCCACCCGCCCGGCCAGGTCAGCCATGGGCGTCAGGGTCGTGTCGCCGGTGGTATTGACGCGCCAGTCCGGCCCCCGCAGCGTGTAGTATTTCCCCGCCCAGGCTTCGCCCAGCAGCTTGAACCACCGATCCAGCGTGTGGTACCGGTTCGCCGTGGCCTCGTCCTCGCTGGCCCCGTCCTGCGCCCGCGCCAGGTTCCACCAGTGGTGGAACAGCTTCGTCGTGTTCTCCCCATCGATCATCGCCGCGAACATCTCGTCCAGCGCCTCCGCGCTGGCCCCCGCCGCCCCGCTCATCAGGATCGCGTCCCGGATCCCGTCCAGCTGCGGCAGAAAAATGTTTTTCCTCTGTTCTCCAGCCATTGGTTTTTCCTCCGTTTTTATTGTTTCCGCTCCCTGGCATTTCCGCCAGCCCTTGCGGTGCAAGCCTTCCGCGCCTTGCTTCCATTTTCCCAGGCGTTTCCGTCAGCCCTTGCGCCCCGGCCCTTCCGCGCCGTTACTCCAGCACGAAGGGGATCCCCTCGCTGTCCACGTAGCAAAGCCCAGGCCCCTGTGCAGCCACGACGGTCTCCGCCGCTTCCTGGGCGGCTTCCCGTGCCTCGTCCGCCGCAGTCTCCGCCGCCTGGGCGTGTCCCTGAGCCTGCCCGACCGCTTCCTGCGCCGTGTTCACGCCCGCCGCCACAGCCTGCTCCGCCTGGCTGGTAGCCGCCCGGTCTTCTGCCGTCTTCCCGGCGTAGTATTTCGCGTTGTTGTGGTAGGTCTGGTCGCTCTCGTTTACGGGCACGCCCTTGCGCTCGCCCACGGCCCAGGCTTCCGCGTTGCTCTCGCTGGACGCGCTGCCCATGTCGACCTCCATCTCCATCTCGATCGTCGGGTTAACCTCCACGTCGATTCCATCAGCCATGCCTTTCTCCTCCTTCCCGTCAGATCAGCGCCGTGGTCGACTTGATCCTGATCACGTGATCGTCCTCCGGCGTGCTCACGCCGCTGCCGTTGACGATCTTCTGCTCGCTGTCATAGACCGGATCCGTCGCCGCCGTGATGGCGTAGGGATAGTCTCCCGCCGGCAGGTAGTCCGTGTCCGTATTGACGAAGGGGACCTCGATGCACCCGTCCACCACCTGGCAGATGGCCTCCTTCACCGGCGTGCCGTTCGGGTAGGCCATGCAGAAGTACACCCGGTCGTTATTCCCGAAGCTGTAGCCCGTCAGCCGGATCCGGACGGTCCCGGTGTTCCCCTTGTGCATCAGGATGGTCCGCCCGTCGTCCGCAAGTTTGAACATTTTCCCATCACCTCCCGTTTACTCTTCCCGGGTGTAAACGTCCACCACGGTCTCTTCCGTGTTGGTGTTGTAGTTGACCATGTACAGCTTGTCGCCGTACCACACCAGGGCCCGCCGGATCTCCAGGATACTCGCGGCCCACAGCACGTTGCTCCGGTTCACGTCGGGCGCCTTTTTGCTGCCCTGCTTCAGGTGCTCCTTCACCTTCAGGGCCGCCAGGTCGATCCATTCAGAATAGCTCATTCTTCGCTCTCTCCTTCCTCTTCCACCGCGAACAGGTAGTTGATGTTCTCGATGTCCTTCGGCTTGATGCTCGCGTGCTCCAGCAGCTCGTCCGCGTTCACGATCACCGGGTGGATCTCCACGTCGATCTGGTGCAGCTCCGTCATCCGCCGGCAGAACTCCGCGTTCTTCTCCGGATCGTCCTTCACGTGCAGCCGCCCGCTTTCGGCAAACTCTGCCCCGTATTCCGTCACCAGCTTCCGCTCTTCCGCCTCCAGGAACTCCACCTGGGGCTGCAGCTCCTTCCGGTTGTCAAAGATGACCTTGGCCATCCGTCCCGGCAGGATCTGCTCCCCCAGCACCCCCAGCGTCCCGGCGGCCTTCGCCGCCTGCAGCAGTGTCATGTTCATCCGTCCTGTCCTCCTTATGCTTTGGTGTAGTAGGTGTCCGTCACGGTTTCGCCCTTTTTGTAGTAGTCCTGGGCGGTCTTCGCGTTGTAGTAGGTGCTGATCCCGCTGCCCCCGGCGTTGACCTTCTCGTATCTCGTCACAGCCGTTCCGGCGGCGTAAAGATCCCCGCTGCTGTTATTGTTGTGGGTGTAGAAGGTTCTGGGGCTGCCCGCCTGGTAGTAGTCCTGGGCGGTCTTCGCGTTGTAGTAGGTGCTGATCCCGCTGCCGCCGGCGCTCACCTTCTCGTATCTCGTCACCGCTGTCCCGGCTTCATACAGGGTTTTTCCACTCGCGCCGCTGCCCACGTCGTAGTCCGTCGCGCTGCCTCCGCTTTCGTACAGCGTTTCTGTGGATCCTCCGTATCGCCATACGTGATACCCTGCGCTGCTGTAGGTCACATCGCCGTAGCTGTTGGTGCTCCGCCTGTACAGCGTGATGCTGCTGCCGCTGTTGTAGTTGGAGTAGCCGGTCAGCGCCGTTTTGCTCGTTCCCCGCAGGTATCTGGTCCGCGCCGTCACGGCGTAGCCCGTGCTGATCGGCGTGATGCTAACGGGCTTGAAGTATACCGCGCTCCCGATCGCCTGGATGCTAACGCCCGTTCCCTGGACTGTCACGGTGTTGGCCACGGCTGAATATTTCGTCCCCACCGGCGTGATGCTCTCGCTCTTGAAGTAGACTGCAGACCCGATCTCCTGGATGCTCACGCCTGTTCCCTGTGTGGTCACTGTTGCTGGCGTAAAGGTACCAAGCGTATACCCGTTTCTGGCGTCAGCATATGCGCTGGCCAAATTGACTTCCAGCAGCTGCGTGGAGTCGTCGGCCTTTGTTATGTTGACGTACCATTTTTGTCCCTGGACTTTAGCGCCGAGAACTGCGTCTTTCAGTGAAGCCGCTTTGCCCCTGGCTAATGCCGCCGCCACGCCGTCCTGGTAGTATTGCGTGTCGGCGATATTAAAAGAAAATGTACCGTTCTGCCCGGCGAAGTGGGAATAGGTAAAGGTGACCCTTCCCCCGTCTGCCACGCCGTCGAAGATCTGCTGCACCGCGTTGCTCAGTGCGCCGCCCCCCGTCAGGTTGAAGTCCGGTGCCTGCACGCCGCTGGTGCTTTTGATGGTACCGCTGGCGTTCAGGCCGATGACGCTGAGAGCCGCGATCTGAGCAATGGCGCTCTGTACGGAATTGGCCGTCACCATCCCGTCCACCGTCAGGTTCCCGCCCGTCACGCTCACGTTCCCGCACTCCACGCTCAGCTGCGTGGCCACGTCTCCATTGCTCACCTTCAGGCTGATGGCTTCCGCGTTCTGGTCGATCTGGCTCTGCAGCCCTTCGGCCGTGTTTGTGATTGTGCTCCGCAGGCTCTGGCTGGTGATCTGCAGCTCGCTGCGGGTGCTGTTGATCTCGTTCGTGAACTCCGTCCGCAGGCTCTGGCTGGTGATCTGCAGCTCGCTGCGCGTGCTGTTGATCTCGTTCGTGAACTCCGTCCGCAGGCTCTGGCTGGTGATCTGCAGCTCGCTGCGCGTGCTGTTGATCTCGTTCGTGAACTCCGTCCGCAGGCTCTGGCTGGTGATCTGCAGCTCGCTCCGGGTGCTGTTGATCTCGTTGGTGAACTCCGTCCGCAGGCTTTCGCTGGTGATCTGCAGCTCGCTTCTTGTGCTGTTGTTCAGGTTCTCAAACTCGACCCGCAGGCTGGCCGCGCTCATTTCCAGCTCGCTGCGCAGGCTGGCCGTCACGTCCGTGAACTCGGCCCGCAGCTTTTCCTCTGTCAGGTCGATCTTCGCTTCCATCACGACCAGGTAGCCTTCCGCCCGGGTGACCCGGTTGTGGATCCCGTTCCCGTCCACGATCACCTCAGCGACCCGGCTCCAGTCCACGCCGTCCGGCCCGTGCCCGATGATGGCTTCCGCCACCATCCCCACGTGCTCGTCCGTGTCCACGAACCAGGCATGGTCCTCTCCGGCTTGCTTCATGCCGCCCCGGCCGCCGCCGCCTCTTCCGCTGGCCTGTTCCTTCTCCACGTCGCCGACGATGGACGCCAGGTCCGGCAGCTCGTTCCCCAGCGTAACAGTGACCTCTTCCTTTTTCCGGATCTTGTCCGTCACCCGGATCCGGGTGATCCGCTCTGTGATCGTCGTCCCGAACTCCGGCAGCGGCACCCGGCATTTCCGGCCGATGGTCAGCCGGTCCAGGCTCTCCCCGGTGCTTTCGCTCAGGTCCAGCCCGCTGATCGTCACAGTCACCTTTGGCTCGCAGTGCCGGTTCAGCCGCTCCCAGGCCCAGGACCGCAGCGAGCTCTCCGTCTCAGCTCCGCTGAAGGTCTCGACCTTCGCCACCATGCCGTAGACGCTTTCGTTCTTGCTGATGTAGTCCCCGCTGATGTGCAGGTCGTCCTTGCCGATCGGGTAGAACCGGGTATACATCCCGCTGCGGTCGATCACCCGCTTCAGTGTCCGGATGTTCCGCCCGGCCCGCATCTCACAGGTGGTCTCGCTGGATATGCGCCGGATGTGGACCCGGAAGGGGATCCGGCTCAGGTCGTATTCCCAGCAGGCGTCCGGGCAGCTGTTTGTCACGGTCTGCAGCGCGGAGAAAAGGGTGTCCCCGTTGAACTTGTAGGGCCAGGCGATGTCGTCAAAGTCAAAGTCGCCCAGCGTCCACAGGCTCTGCCGCGCCAGGATGTACTGGGCCGCGGCTCTCGCACTGCAGGCGCTTGCGCCGGCTCCGGCGATGTCCTCGTAGGTGTGCTCTCCAAAAAGCACCGCGTCCTGCAGCGTGCTGATGATGTGCTCCAGCGTGAGCTGCCGGGTGTCCGTGTTGAAGGTCATGTCCACGGATCTCGTCCGCCACACGATCCCCTCCCCGGTCCCCGGTTCGTCGTCCAGCAGCCAGCTGCCCACCGGGATCTCCGGATCCTCCGGCCCCAGCTGCAGGGTGGCTGTGCTTTTTCGCTCTTCAAGGCTCAGCCCCAGCGCCTCCGGCATCAGCTTCCGCGCCGGCGTCAGGCTCTGCCCGCTCAGTAGGATCATCCGCAGCCCCTCCGTACTTCTTCTTCATTTTGGCCATCCAGCGCCACACGTTCACGCGCTCCCGGAATCCGTACATCCGTTCCGCCCCTTCCATGCTGATGGCCAGGATCTTCGCCCGTTCTTCCGGATCCATCCTCCGGATGGGCTCCTCCCAGGGGCGGATCAGCTCCCGGGTGTAGTATTCCGCCAGCGCCTCCCGTTTTTCGTCCGGGATCTTCCCGGCGCGGAACTCCACGCACGCGTCACAGATCCCCCGCCAGGCCTTCGCGGCGGCTTCCTCCGGCTTCCGCTCCAGGGCGATCCGCGGCAGCACGGCCCGGTGCCTGGCGATGTGCTCCCGGTTCCGGGCGTCGTTCTTCCGGTCGCTGGTGCAGCTGCCGGCCCGCAGGCACCACATGTAGATCGGCTCCGGAATCTCCTTCACCCGCTCCGGCCGCAGCTCCATCCCGGCCACGGCGTTGAACAGGCTGTCCTCGCTGTAGGCCAGCCCGTCCAGGAACCGGATCTTTTTCTCCTTCAGCCAGCTTTTCCGCCAGATCTTCCCGTGGATGAAGGTCAGGTTCCATCCTTCGATCGTCCTGGCATACCGGCCGGCCCTGTCCCGGTTTTCGATGACGATGGGCCCCCAGATCAGGTCCGCCCGCCCCTCGTTGTCCCGGATGGCGTCCAGGATCAGCCGCAGGCTGTCCGCGCTGTACAGCATGTCGTCACAGTCGCAGAACATGATCCACTCCCCGAAGGCCTCGTCCATCCCGGCGTTCCGGGCTGCGCTCACGCCCCCCTCCGGCACCTGGATCACCCGCTGCACAAAGGGGTATCTCCGCATCAGCATGGCGGCGTTCATCTTGCTGATCTGGCCGTCCTGCACCAGGGTCACGGCGCACTCCTCCCGCGTCATGGCGCGCTGCACGTCCAGCATCTGGAACATCTTTTCGCATACGACCCACGGCTCCCGCCAGTGGGTGATCACGATCTCCAGCTTCGGCTTCATCCTGTCCGTCCTTTCCTGCCGTTTATCCAAAGCGCCCGGCGCAGCTCAGCTCCATGATCCCGGTCCCTCCGGCGGTGTAGCTCACGGCCTGCACGCCGGGGTCCACAAAAAGGTCGTCGCTGCTGCCGGCTGTCCGCTTGCTCAGCACGCTCCGGCTGCCGATCCGGCAGCGCAGCAGGCTCCGCTTTCCGTCGTCCGTATGGTCCAGCCGGAAGGTTTCCCCGCTGGCCAGCCCCAGCCCGGTGAAGCTGATGCTGCTCCCGCCGGCATGGATCTCCAGGGTGTTGATTGTGCCGCTCCCGGTGTTCTTGAAGCTGGCCTCCATCACGGTCTGCTGGTTCCCGTTCACGCCGAAGTTCAGCCCGCCGCTGGCCCCGTTGATCCGGGTCTTCACCGGGCTTTCCTCCTGCCAGAAGGGCACGCCGTAGGCGCGGAAGGTGATGCTGTACTGGTTCCGCTGCATCATGTCGCCCTCGCCGGGCAGCTGCGCGGCGATCACCCGGATCCTGCGCCCGGGCTTATAGTTCACGGTCAGCCAGCCGCCGGCTGCGGCCCAGGTGTTCACCTTTTCCAGCACCTCGGCCCGGGCCTGCGGCCGGTAGCTCTTTTCGTTGATGGTAAAGCTCACCACCACGTCCAGGCTGTCCCGGTGGATCCCCGTCACCCGGCTCCCGCTGCCGCCCCACAGGCTGGCTGCGTCGATGCTTTCCTTTCCGGCGGCCGGTTCGATCTTCTGGATCAGGATCCGGCTGTCGATGCTGTCCAGCTGCACGCCGTCCAGCGCCGCCCGTCTTTTCAGTATCATCAGGCTAACCTCCGTCTTATGCGTTTCTCGCGGCCACGATCTGGCTGCCGATGATCTCGCTCACATAGGGCGCCACCAGGCGGCCCACCGTCGCCCCGTCCAGCGTCACCTTGATCCCGCTCACCCCGCTGCTCGCGCCGCTGGCCACGGCGGTCTGGATGGCCGCCGGCAGCCCGTTGAAGTTCCGCAGGTCCGCGCCGGTGATTCCGTTCTCGTTTTTGGTTTCCGTCGCGTTGCCGCCGGTTGTCGTCATCCACCAGTCGTAGGGCAGGTCCTCCAGCTCGTTCTGGTTCTCCGTTTCATCCAGCCGCTGCAGGATCCGGTCCCACACCGCGTCGAAGTCGTCCCCCAGCACTTCCGCCATCCAGTCGAAGGCGCTGGCCTCTTCCTCCCAGGTGTCCACGCCGTTGCTGGCGTTCCGCCAGGCGTCCCACCAGTCCTGCACGGCGTTTTCCTTCTCCTCATCGCTGTGGGCGTCCAGGTCCACCCATTCCTCGATCTCGTCCCCGTGCTTCGGCCGGCGGTCCTTGTAGATCAGCTCGCCGCTGCTGGGCACGTATACGGTCGGCTTGTCCGCCAGCGGATCCTCCGTCTCTTCCTCCTGGTCCCGCCGCACGTATCCCATGCTCTCCAGGTCCGCGATCAGGTTCTCCAGGCTGTATCCGTTCCATCCGGCCCGGTACCGGGCGATCGCCGTGATCGCGCCCTCGTCGCCGGTGATCCGGCTCAGGTCGCCGAAGATCTTGCCCACCAGCTCCAGGTCGTCCTTCCAGTTCGTCGCGGCGTTGGTGCGGTAGTCCTCCCATCCGGCGCTGGTCAGCGTGCCGGTCTCCTCGTTGAACATGGTATCCCAGTCGTTGTCCGCCGTATCCCCGGGCTTCAGCAGCGTATACAGCCCGGCCAGCACCGGCACGGCCTTCACCGCGGCCGCCCAGAAGGCTGTCGCCCAGCTGCCGCCCACAGCGGCCCCGGCTGCGGCCGCTTCCGCGGCCCCCGTCGCTGCGCTCACGCCCTTGAAGGTTTTGATGGCTTCGATCTGCAGCAGGATGCTGCTCAGCTTCCCGGCAACGGCCCCCAGCTTGGCCAGCAGCCAGATCCCGAAGATGGTCTCGAAGGCGGTCTTCACCCTGTCCGCGTTGTCCACCATCCACTGCAGCGAATCGGCCAGACTCACCAGGATGTCTCCGATCGCGCTGGTCAGCGGATCGTCGCTGCCCTGCAGGTCGCCTCCCACGTCCCGCAGGATCCCGATGCACTCCTGGATGATCTCCCCCAGCTTCGTGAAGAACTCCTCCACGTTCGTCCGGATCTTGTCCAGGGCGGCCTGCTTCCCGGCGTCGTCCGTCGCGTTCAGGTAGTCCGCGATCCCGTCCAGCGTGCCCTCGACGTTCACCATCAGGTCCAGGCTCGCCACGCCGAAACCCGCCGCGAAGTTTTCCTTCAGGGCGGTCCATTTCTCCTCGATGGCGTTGATCTGGGTCCACAGGTCGTTCATGGTGCCCAGCTCGCTGTCGCTCATCCCGTAGCCGCTCTCGTTCCCGTTGAACTGGGGCAGGTATTCCTGGATGGTTTTCCAGTCGTTCACCAGGTCCATCACTTTGGTGCTCTTCTTCTCGCCGAAGATCTGCTCGTAGATCGGGGTCATGCTCTGGCCGCTCGTGCTCATTCGGTACAGCTGGTTCATCACGGCCATGGCGTAGTCCCACTCGTTGACGTAGTTCACGTCGCTGATGCCCACCAGCTCCGCGATGGTCTTTCCCTTGCCGCCCAGCACAATCTTGCTGACCGCGCTCTGCAGGTCGTCGAAGCTGTCCGCGCTGGCGCCCACGGCCCGGGCATACATCTGGATGGTCTGGGCATCCGTCCCCCAGTATCCGGCGATGTCCGTCCAGTTGTTCGCCTTCGCCGCGGTCGCGCTGATCAGGTCCCACAGCTGTTCCACAGCCCCGGTCACGGTGTCGATCATCCCGGTGAAGATGTCCTCGATCGCGCTGCTGACGCTCTCGCCGGCGCTGCCAATATTCCCCAGGGCGTCCGCTACGCTCTTGGTGGCCACCGTCGCCGCAGCCGCGTCCGTGCTCACGGTCTGGAACCCGCTGCCGACGCCCTCCAGGTCGTTCTTCATGTTGGCCAGCGTGGTCCTGGCGTTGTTCAGCTTCTGCTCCCACCGGGCCACCTCAGCCCCGTTGTCGCCGTATTCCTCCTTGGCTGCCGCCAGGGCTTCCCGCAGGGTCTGGACGATCTTTTCCTGTTCCTTGATCTGCTCCTTCAGGCTCTTGACCTTCGCCGCGTTCTTCTCCTGGGCCGTGGCGTTCTTGCCCATCTCCGCGGTCTCTGCCTTCAGGGCGGTCTGCAGGGTCTTCAGGTTCCGCTGCGCTTCCTTGATCGCCGCGTTGTACTGCTTTTCGCCGCTCAGGACGATCTCCTGTTTGATCTGCTTTCCTGCCATCCGTCCATCCCCTCATTCTTTGCCCGTTTTTGGCCCCTCTGGGCCCTTCCGCCTTCCGGTCGGGCGTTCGGCCGTTCCGCGCGCCGGAGGCGTCCTGCCGGCCGCCCTGCGCTGCCGGCGGTCTATCCCAGGACGTTCCGCTCCAGCTTCGCCCCGGCCAGCTTCGCGTCATATCTCAGCCGCATCATGTACATGTCCAGCACGTACCCGATCAGCATATCTTCCGCGTCCTCGTGCTTAATCCCGGCGATCAGCGCGAACCCGTAATACTCCCGGACCCGCCGCCCCCGCCGGTTCACCCGTTTTTTTCTTCATACTCCGCCGCCAGGGCGTCCTGCGGCTCGTCGTCCGCCTCATTGCCCCCGACGGTCTCCGCGTGCATGGTCTCGTCCATGGCTTCCCGCAGCGCCTGCGCCACCTGGTCCAGGTCCGCCAGCGTGCAGTCGTCCAGCACGTCCTCCGGCACGTCTGTCGGCTTCTTCTCGCTCTTCCGCCCGGCGTTGGCCATGATCCGGAACATCTTTTTCACCATGCTGATCTTCCGCTCTTTCCGGAACTTCTTCAGCGCGTCCTTCAGGTCCCCGAACTCGTTCTCGATCTGCTCGCTGGCCCACAGGGTCATCCGCAGGTTGTACTCCACGCCCTTGATCGTGATCTTTGCCATTTTCCTGTCCTCGCTTTCTGTCTGATAAAGGAAAAAGGCCGGAAGGCCTCAGCCCTCCGGCCCTTCTTTTAGGTGGTGATGCCGGCGTGGCCTTTCAGCCAGGCGATGGCTGCGGTCTCGGTCATGCCGTCCTTGTGCGCGTAGAAGCAGACCTCCTCGTCCGCTCCCAGCTGCACGCCCACGCCGTCGCCGTTGATGTTGTCATGCCCGAAGGCGGTCCGGTCGCGCCGCGTCTCCGCGCTGATGCCCTGGTGCGCGAACTGGATCTTGTAGATCCAGTAGCCCTCCCAGGTGATCACGCCCTTGAACCGGTTCGCCATCAGGCAGCCGGCCCCGACGAAGGGCGGGTCGCTTTCGGTCAGCTGCATCTCGCCGTCGGTGCCTTCCTTCAGCCCCAGCACGTCCTTCTTGATCTGGGCGTTGTTGTTGACCAGCTCCAGCACCATGTGCACCGCGGTGGGGATCTTCTCGCTGTCGATCAGATGGCCGTCAGCGTACTCCTTCTCGTCGGTGCGGTCCTCGTTGATGTCCACCTTTGCCAGGTAGTCGTCCATCATGGTTCCGCCGGTGTACGCGATGGCGTTTCCTTCGCCGCCGCTCGCGTACTTCGCGTAGGTGAATTTCTTGCAGGTTGTCTTGGCCATGTCGTGGTCCTCCTCTATTTGTTGATTTCGTCTACCAGGCGGTCGCTCTCGGCTTGCATGGCCTGGGTGATGATCTCCTCAGCCTGGTCGTCTCCGGTGATGAACTTGTCCCCCCGCAGCCGCCGGCCCCGGCCGTAGTTCAGCACGTAGGCTTTGGTCGCGTTCCGGGTGCCCTTGCTGTCTTCGCCCAGGGGGTAAACGTCCTGCGCGCCGCCGCCCAGGAACTCCCGGTATTCGTTTCGGCCGATGCTGGCCAGCATCTCGCCCGTGGCTCTCCGGCTCCTTCCGGGGCTCCCGTGGCCCGCGTTTTCCGTCCGTTCGGCCATCCGCTTCTCCGCGGCGCTGGATCCCGCCTCGACGATCTGTTTGATCATCGGCCGGCCCATGCGCTCAAGCTGCCCTTCCAGCAGCTCGAAGCCGTTGACGCGTACCGTCGCCATGGTCAGCCACCTTCCTCCGGCGTCTCTTCCGGATCCGGATCCGGTTCCGGCCAGTCCATCTCGCCCTCGTCGTCGTCCAGCGGGGCCCACACGGTTACGCGCCACCGCCAGATCACCTTGTCCAGGTCGTAGATGTAGTTCCGGCTCATCAGCTTCCACCCGGCGTCGTTTTCCGTTCCGAAGGCCCGCAGCACAGCCTGCACCTTCCGCTTGATCCGGCTTCCGCGGCCGGTGACGCAGACCCACACGTCCACGGCCAGCACCTGGTCGATCATTGTTCCGTCGGCCCACTCGCTGTCGTCTTCGCCCGTCAGCTCCACCGCGCCCCAGTCGTCCGGCCGGTCGGTTTCCAGTACGTCCCTTTCGAAGGTGACGTCCGGCACCCCGTCATTCAGCTGGTCGATCAGCTGGTCGATCAGATCGTGCTCGTTCATTTACACACCCCCGCCCGTGACGGCCCTGCACTTCAGCCGCATGTAGTCCCGCATGTAGCCCAGGTGGTTCACTTCCAGCACGCCATATACCGTTTCCCCGTGGCGGATCCGCCAGGTGGTGTCGATGCCTTCCCGCCACCGGATCGTGAAGGTCACCACGTCCTCCGCGTGCACCGCGTGGGCCGCGTAAAACTCCCGGCCGCTCACGTCGGCTTTCGCCGCCGGCACGGTGGCCACGTCCACCCATTCGGTGGCGCGCCGCCGGTGTTCCCCTTCGGTCGTGTCCGGCCGGATCAGGGTCACCATCTGGCGCAGGTCTCCCGCTTTGATCCTGCTCATCGGTCACCGCCCTTCCGCAGCGCGTGCACGCTGGTCACGACGTAGATCGGCACGGCGGCGTTCGGGTCCGCGTTCCCGCGGTTGTCGTACATCCACGCCGCCAGATTGCAGACCCAGAACTGCCACAGATCGCTGTTTTCCTGATTTTGCACCCCGGCTGCTCTGTACCACTCCACGGCCGCGCGGTAACACATCTCCAGGACGGAATCCGGCGTGTCCGGATCCGCTCCGGCAAACCGGCGTACCTTCTCTATCATGCTATCGGCCATGGTCTCACTCCTTAAATCTGAGGGGGCTGTCCCGCCCCGCTCCGGGAACAAGGGGACTGTCCCATACCGTTCCAAAGGAACGGGAGGGTCTGTCCCCGACGTTCCCGAAGTCGGAGCAGGTCTTTCCCCTGTCTCTTACTCGTTGGCCAGGGTGACCTGCCGGCGCACCATGGCTTCCGTGTCGAACTTGCTGACGCCCAGGCGGGTGATGCCGCGCAGCTCGGTGCTGTCGGTCCGCCAGGCGTTGCCGCCGATGTCGGTGCTGGAGAGCTCATATCCGCCGCAGCGGAACAGGGTGGCGAACTCCTTGCCGTCGCCGATGAACAGGTCGCTGGTGGTGACGGCGCTGGCGCCGCTGCCGGTAGTCACGTTCGCCAGGGTCCTGCGGCTCACGCTGTGGATGGGCCGGCCCTTGATCCGCATGATGGTGGCGTTCACAGGGTCAGGCTGCAGCAGCGGCCGCTCGTTACCGTCCATCAGCTGGTCCAGCACGTCGAACGCGTCCACGTTCATGATCACGTTCGCGCCGGCGCTGATGGCGGGATCCAGGCCTTTGTTCAGGGCCTGCTTGATGCCCTTCAGGGGATCCGTGGCGATGCTCGTGGCGGTCAGGGTCCGCAGCGCGGTGATCAGCATGATGTTTTCCGTGATCACCAGCTTCTTGGCAAACCAGCGGCCCAGGTAGGCGAACAGGTTGGCCACGTTGTCGCTGGCCAGCTCGTTGGAAACGGGCAGGATCAGCGCCTTCTTGCTGCAGCTGTAGGGCACCTTCGCGAAGGCGGGCTGGTCGTCGTCATCGTCGATCTGGGCCATCTCGTCCACGTCCACCAGGCCCTTCTCAGGCGCGGAGTCCATCACGCGCCAGCCGGTGGGAGCCGTCACGGTCTCCTCGTTGAACAGGGCGCTCAGGGGATCCAGGCTCCGCTTCACTTCCAGGATGGTGTGGTCAATGTCCTCCGGCACCAGGAAGCCGCCGTCGGTGCCGACGGGATCCCCGCCGCCCTCGGTCAGGGCGTCGAACAGGATCTTCACCTTCTCGTTGCCGCGGCCGTTCTTCCGGCCGATGCCGTTCCGGATCGCATACGCGAAGGCGCGGGCGTACTCGTTGCTCTTCAGCATGTCGCGCAGCTCGCGGGGCTGCTCGGGCGTGCCGGGCACCGGGGTCAGGCCGGGCACCTGGCTGTCCTTCATGGCGTTGTAGCTCGCCTGCAGGGCGGCCATGCGCTTGTTCATGTCCGCGATGGCGGCCTGCTGCTTCTCCAGCTCGCTGGTGGGTACGCTGTCATTCGCCGCGTCCTGGGCCAGCTTCGCGTTCGCCTGGCGGATCTGGGTGCCCAGGGTGGTGATCTGGTTCATGATTTCCTGCAGATTCATTTGTTTGTTCCTCCTCTTTCGGGTCGTTTTTTGGGTAAATTAAAAGCGACCCTCCCGCGCGCGGTGCGCGTGCGCTTCCTTGGCGGTCGCTTTTCCTCAGGGTTTACCAGGTATGTCTGGCCATGATCCCGGCCCGCCGCGCGATCTCCGCTCGCTTGGCCTTGTCCTCTTCCTTGTCCGGGTCTTCCTGGGGCTTTTCCTTTTCGGGATCGTCCGGATCCTCTTCCGGATCTTCCGGTTCTTCCGGGTTTTCCTCCGGATCCTCTTCCGGATCCTCGTTCTTCCGGCCCCGGCTCGCTTCCCACCGCTGGCACATCTCCCGGATGCTCTCCGGGGTCGCCTTGGTCAGCATGCCGCCGCCGGCGCAGGCCGCGGCCCGGATCTCGCCGCCGTAGATGCTGTCGGCGAATCCTTCGTCGACGCAGGTCTGGGCGCTCATCCAGGTTTCGTTTTCCAGCATCTTCTTCAGCTGGTCCCGGGTTTTCCCGGTCCGCTGCTGGTAGGCGGTGATCAGCCCTTCGCTGATCTCGTCCAGGGTCTTCGCGGTTTTCCGCATTTCCTTCGCGTCGCCCATGGCGATGGTCCACGGGTTGTGGATCATCATGTAGGCCACCGGGCTGATCTGGATCTCGTCCCCGGCCATGGCCACCACGCTGGCCGCGCTGGCCGCCAGGGCGGTGATGATCACCTTCACCCGGCCTTTGCCGTTCAGGCTGTGCTCCCGCAGCGCGCTGTAGATCTCGGCGCCGGCCATCACGTCCCCGCCGGGGCTGTTGATGTGCACCGTCACGTTCCCGATGCCCGCCAGGGCTTTCCGGAACTCTTTGGAGCTGCACTCGTCGCCCCACCACGCCTCTTCGGCGATGGGTCCTTCGATGTCCAGCACGCCGTCCTCCGGCGCCTCCGCGTCCGGAATCAGGTTCCAAAACCTCACCATCAGGTTTTTTCCTCCTTTCCGTCAGTATTGCCTGCTGCCTGGCCGCCCAGCAGCAGCTCCGGATTTTCCACCGCGATCCGCAGGGGGATCAGGTCGCGGCTGCTCATCAGCTCGTCCCCGTTCGGATCCGGCGGCAGGTTCAGCTCCGCCCGCACCTCGTTGGGCTTTCTCCACCCGCCCCGGATGGCCATCTGGTTCCGCTCCGCCGTCGTCTTGACGTCCGTCCGGGTCAGGCTCGCCGTATCAAAGCGGAAATGATAGCCCTCCGCGATCTGCTCCGGCGTCAGCAGCTTCCGGTTCAGTTCCTCTTCCCACTGCTGAACCTTCGGCCCGATGGTCAGCTGCAGGAACTCCATCATCTGCTGCTCAGACGTCGCAAAGCTGGTGTCTGTGTAATCTCCCAAAAGATGCGGCGGCAGGTTGTACACCGTGGCCACCCTGTTCCGGGTAATCCGTTCCACGTCCAGCAGCTGGGCGTCCACCGGGCTCGAGGAAAAGTTCGTCGCGGTCATCCCGCCTTCCAGGATCACCACGCTGCGGCCGCTGGCCTCGTAGGCGTCCAGGAACTGCTGGATCGCCTCTTCCTTCTGCTTCGGGCCCAGGCCCGTGCTGGGGATCGTCAGCGCCACCCCGTGGTTCACCCCGTCCAGCTGGTCCAGGCTCAGGGCCTTCACCTGGGCGTCATAGTCCAGGCTTTTCCGCAGCACATCGATCGGCCGGATGCCCCGGATGCCGTTGGCGCTCATGTGCTTCACGCATACCACCAAAAACCCGGGGCAGAGCAGCTCCCGCCCGTCTTCCAGGGCGATGGCGTACCAGATTTCTCCGGCTTCGTCCCGCTTCGGCGTTACTTTCGTGGGGTTCAGGATATCCAGGCGCACCAGCTGCCCGGTCTTGTCCAGCACCCGCAGCGCGTAGGCCGTGCCCTCCGTGTTCAGGATGACCTCCATCGTCTGCATCCAGCTGAAGGCACTGAAGTTCGGATGGGGCTGCAGGCTGATCAGCCGCTCCAGCGGATGGTTCCGCTGGAGCTCATATCCCTTGTAAAAATGGATCGGCATGGAGGCCATGGTATTGCTGATCCGGCTCACCGCGGCGTAGATCGCCTCGTTTCCCTCGATCGTCCGGTCTGCCCGCGGCCGCAGAATGAATTTCAGCTCCCGCCGCCGCACCGGCTGCTGGGGCTTGTCCCGCGCCTGCGCCTTGTGCCGTCTTCCGAATGGCCAGTTCAATCCTCTCACCTCTCTCATATTCTGCGCCTCCCGGCGCCGATCTCCACCACCCGGACGCCGGGCGGCGTATAGTCGGTTCCGGCCGGCTGCTTCTGCATCCTCACGCAGTGGGCGTCCAGCCAGGCCATATACCCGTCGATTTTCCGGAACTTGTTCCGCTTCATGGGCATCCAGTTCTCCTTGTCCAGGTGCCGCCTCTCCCCGCTGATCCGCACGTTGTCCGTGTACCACTGCAGCATCGGATCCTGATTGCTGACCACCTTCCCGGCCAGCAGCAGCTCCTTGATGTCCTTCATGGGATCGTTCAGGGTGATCGGCCCCTGCCGGACCACCTGGCAGTCGAAGGCCTGCACGCTCTTCCCATCGATCTTTCCGCCCACCTCCAGCATCTGCCGGAGCCGGGTGGCGTTGGCCGGGTCGTATCCGATCGTCACGATCTCATACAGCCAGCTCTTCTCCGCGAACCACTTGTAGACGTCCTCCTGCTGGATGTATTCCCCGTCCACGATCGTCAGGTACCCCTGCAGGGCCAGACCGAAGTAGTCGATCTTTTCCTGGTCCATCTCGACCTTCCGCTTCGGCACCCAGCTGTGCAGCAGCACAAAGCTCCGCCCGTCGTCAAGCGGGAACTCGAGCGCGGCGGCCGTGAAGTCCTCCCGGTTGGAGAGGTCGAAACCGCCATAGCAGCGCCGCCCCAGCAGGCTCTCCGGGTCAATTCTGTCCCGGTTCCTCCGGATCACCTCCGGCTGCACGAAGGCCATGTCGTCGGCGTTGACCATGATGTTCAGCTGCTTGCAGATGTAGTCCGCCCGCTCGCTGGGGATCAGCTTGGCCCGCTCCCACTTTTCCTTCAGCTCCTCCAGCTTCAGCGTGTAGCCCAGGCCGGGGTTCGCCTTGATCCAGTTCCGGGTGTCCTCGATGTCGTCCGTGGCGTCCAGCTCCGCGATGTACGCGAACATTCTGTCGGCCACATCCGCCTTCAGGCTCCCGTTCATGGCGTCCGTGAATTGATCGTAGTAGTAAGCCAGCGGCCCGTCGATCACGTTGCCCATCGTCGTGATGTACAGGATCATCGGCTGGGTTCTTTTGATCGTCTTCCGGCTGATGATGTTGATCAGCTTGAAGTCCCTGTACTCATGGATCTCGTCGAAGATCGCCAGGTGCGGGTTCAGGCCGTCCAGCTTTTTGCTGTCGCTGCTCCTGTGCCGGATCCTGGCGTTCATTTTGTCGTAGTAGACGCCGTCCCGCAGCGTCCGGAACCGGCTGGCCAGCGCCGGGCTGTTGTCGATCTGGCCCTTACACTCGTCGAAAACGATGCCCGCCTGATCCTTGCTGTTGGCCAGAAGATAGACGTCCGCGCCCCGCTCCCCGTCCTTGCAGGCGGCGAAGGTGGCGTTTCCGGCCACCATGGTCGACTTTCCGTTTCCGGATCCGACGACGATCAGGCCCTCCCGGAATCGCCTCAGCCCGGTCTCCCGGTGGATCCAGCCGTACAAGTTGCACTCGATGAAGCACTGCCAGCCCATCAGCTCCATCCGGTCATAGTCGCCCTTGGTCGGCTTCAGAAAGCGCTCGATGAAATCCACCGGCCGGCCGGCCTTGTGCTCGTCGAAGATGTAGGGCCAGCTTTCATCCCGCAGCTCCGGCCGCGCCGGATCCTGTCCTGCCCGCGCCAGATCATCCAGGAAGCGCTGACACGCCCGCGTGACCTTTTCGCCCATCCGGATCCGGCCCTCGGTCACGTCCCTGGCGTATCCGATGGCCCGCGCCACCGCGGTGCTCTCCGTCTCCGGCGCCCGTTTTTCCGCGCGCCCGTTTCCGCGCTCCGGGGTCCCTCTCTTCTGCGGCCTTTTGGGGCCCATCTCGTGCGCGGTGCGCGAGGCCGTCGTCGGCCCGCGGTGCGCGCGCGATTCCTCTTGAGCGCTTCCGCCTGTTCGCCTGGTATTTCCCCGTCCGGAAGGCGTCAGGCCCCCGGACGCCCCGGCTCTGTCAGCCGGCGGGGCATTGCCGGCCGTTCCCGTTTCGCTGCCGGTCCACAGGGTCACCTGCTCGCCGACTGCCCGCGGCTCAGTCGGGGAAGCTGTCAAAGTCGTCGTCTATCTCGACGGAGGCCGCCTTCCGTCCGTTCGGCGTCAGGCGCAGCTCCGCCAGCAGCTTCCGCTGGCTCTCCGTGAAGCCCCGGATCTGCGCCATGCTCTTGTTCTCCTGCCAGTAGGTCTGCCGGCCGTTCCGGACCTCTCTCCCGATCCCGCGCTCCTCGATGTCCTTCCGCAGCAGCGCCTTGATCTGCTCCGCGTAGCACACATCCGCGATGATCATCTGGTCCGCGTCCGTGATCCCGCCGGCCCGCCTTTCGCAGGCGTCCGCCAGCCGGCCGTACATCCGCCGGGCGTCCGGATCCGTGATCTGCTGCCAGTGCTCCTTCTTCAGTCCTGAGTTCATCCTGTCCCGTCCTCCCTGTCCGTCCGGAAGCCGGCCCCGTCAGACCTTAATGACCCGCATCCTGTGCTGGATCTTTCCGGCTTCCGTCTTCCTTTTCGCCTTGGTCCGTTTCTCCGGATGGTTCATCTCGTGGCATTTGCTGCACAGGCTTCTGAGGTTATCCATCCGGAGCTCCAGATCCGGCCGCTCGCTCCGCGGGATGATGTGGTGCACCATCGTGGCCCGCCTGGGCTTCCGGATGATTCCCGCCCGGAATTTGTCCATGCAGTCCTGGCACATCCCCCCGTCCCGCTGCAGCGCGTCCGCCCGGATCCTTTTCCACTCCTTCGAGTGGTAGAAGGGGTCGCTTTCCTTGTACACTGTCCCGTCCTCCTCGGTCATTCTCCGGCAGGCGCCGCCGTAAAAGCGCCCGCCGAAGGGCCGGGCCTGCCTCCCGGATCCCGGCAAAGGTCTTTCCCGGCGCGATGAGGAAGTCAGTCCCCCGCGCCGCGGAATCATGCGGCCGTCAGGATGTCACCCCTGTGCTGATTTCGTCGTCGCCTTCGCTCCCCGGGTAAAAAGAACCGGCGCGCCGGGACAGGACGGCGTGCCGGGGCAAAGAAAAAGGGCGTCCGCGGCGTCCGCTCGGTCGTGCTGGCTCTCGATCCAGCCCGCCGGCGATCCGTCCTCCGTTCGCCCTCACTTTGACAGCCTGCACTTTATCACGGGTTCCGCGTTCCTTCAAGGGTTATACATGTACCCTACATGTAGGGAACACGTAGGGAACATGTAGGGAACATGTGGGGAACATGTAGGGAACACGTGGGAACGTGTTCCATCCGCGCTCCTCGGTGTATACTCCTTCCATTATATGTCCCCAAAAAACCGACCCCCACCGGCCCCCGCCGGACCACCCGCCCATCATCCCCAAAACGCAAAAAAAGCGGAGCCTGTCCGCGGCTCCGCCTCTCCTCTTCCCCGGTCTTCCCGTTCCTAAAAATCCACCGGGTCTCCCCTTCTCCAGGCCTCATTCGGGTCAATCCCCTGCTTATCCGGATCATTGCTGTGCCACCGGGTGCAGAAGCTGCTCTCCTTGTAGGCCTCGCACTCCTTCCGCTCCGCGCAGGTGCTGCAGTCCGGCCCCTGGGCCCTTTCCTTCTCGATATTCCTCACGGACTTCGGCTTGTTAATCATTTTCCGCTCCTCCTTTCTCTCTCAGGTACCACGCCGGCAGCGTGCCGTCCACCCGCTCCGGATCCAGCATCTCCAGCAGCTGCTCCGCGGCCCGCTTCGTCTTCCGGACGTACCCGGCCGTGTACTTTTCCGCCCTGGCGATCCTGGGCGTGTCCCATCCCCTGGCGTAGTAGTCAAACAGGATCTTGCCCTCCAGATCCGGCACCATGTCCATCAGCGCCCGGGTGGCCACCCGCTCCGCCTCCGCGGCTTCCTGCCGGGTGGTCTTCCGCCGCTCCAGCGCGTCGATCTCCGCGTAGATCCTGCCCGTCTTGTCCTTGTCCCCGCTTCCGCGGCTTCCTCCGTTCGGGTCGGCCTGCGGCGCGCTCAGGCTGGTCAGCACGTCGTGCCACTGATCGATCCGCTGCTGCAGCCTGTCAATGTCACTTTTGGCCGCCCGGCACCGCCTCAAAATCGTTATTGCTCTCATCCTCAGGCCTCCCCATATCGCGCCCCGTGCGCGTCATCCTCTCCCTTTTACTTGTCCGCCTCGGCGTCATCTTCCCCGTCATCCACCAGCTGATCTCCGGACCAGAACCGGATCGAGGTCGCCGTGATTTCGATCCCGCTGCTCGGCTCCCGCGGCCGCCGGGTCCCGCAGTATGGACAGGCCCCGCGCCCATCCAGCGGCGCGCCGCAGTTCGGACAGTTCGTCGCCCGATCAGAACGGCAGATCATCTGGATCCTCCACCTGGGTCATCCCGCTCTCCGGATCTACCGCGGCCTCCGGTGCTCCGCCCCGCTCTGGCGGCGCGTCCGCGTCCGTGGGCGCAGCCTGCCCGCCGCCGGCGCTGAGGAACTCGACCTCGTCCGCCTTCATCTCGATCTGTCCCTTCGCGTTCCCGTCCTGTCCGATCCAGGCGTGGACCGTCGGCTCGCCGATGACGCACACCTTCCGCCCCTTCCGCAGGTACTTCGCGCAGGTGTCCCCCAGCCCCCGCCAGGCGGTCACCCGCACAAACTCCGCGTCCGGCTGCCCTTCCTTCGGCCGCTTCTTCCGCGCGGCCACGGTGAAGCGGCACCAGTTGATCCCGCTCTCCGTCGCGCCTGTCTCCGGATCCCGCACCAGGTTCCCGATGATTGTGTAGTGGTTCATCCTTCCGTCCTCCTTTCATTCCAGCGCCATGATCTCGTCATACAGCTCCCGGGTCCGGTCCCCGCCCTCATATCGTCACCTCCTCGTCCCGGATCAGATTCCTCGCGGCGTCCCGGTATTCGCACCGGATCCATTTTCCGTCCATGACCTCCGTGGGCGGCGCGACCTCCAGCAGCGCCTGCCGCAGCAAGCACCCGGAGATCTCGCTCCCCTCCCGCATGCACATGCAGCACTCGGTCTTCATGGCCGCCTCACACAGCGCCCCCAGGTACCGGTCGCTGATCAGCACCATCCTTTTGTTCCGGATCGGCCCGTTGATCATCAGCTCATAGTGCCCGTGCTTGGCGTAGCTGCTGTAGTAATCGTCCCGGCGGGCCGGCATGGTGAGGATCAGCTGCTCCTGGATCTTCTCCACCAGCCTGGTCATCAGCCGGATGTCCCGCCAGGTGGTCTTCCCGGCCCGCCTGGCCCGCTCCCGGATCGCCGGCCCCATGGCCACCAGGGCGTTCCGCAGGATCATCAAATTCAGCATAAACTCATTCTCGAGCCGGTTCGGCTTCGTCCGCGCCTCTTCCCGGTCTCCACGATCCTCCGGGGCCACGGGGGCGGGCACCGCCCACCGGACCCCGAAGCGCTTCCGCATCTCCTCGTCGAATCGCTTCAGCCGCTCCAGGTTCTGCTGCTCCGTCATGTGCCCGCCCTCCTTTCCATGACCAGCCGGATATTCGTCCATCCGTCCACCAGGCTCTGCGCGCCGCTCAGCTGGGCCGCCGGGATGTCGTGCAGATCCCGGACCCCGTAGCGCTTCAGCAGATCCTTTTTGATCGCCGCTCTGAAGATCCGGAGGCTGTCCCGGTCCGTCAGCTCGTACTTCCCGCAGATCTGATCCGCCCGCATCCGGATCTGTGCCTGCAGCCGCTTCACCTCCGCGTGCCGGATCGTGACCGCGGCCTGCTGCCGTTCCATCTCATCCATCCGCCGCTGCAGGGCGCCGATGATCGTCCCCAGCTGCCCGATATACCGCCCCATCATTCGGCTGTTTTCGGCCATCGCCTCCACCATCTCCCGGCTGAACGTAATCAGCTCCGCAGGGCCGTCAGCCGGTTCCTCCGTGCCTTTTCCTCTGGCCGGCAGGTTCTCCGGGCTTGTGATCAGCTCCGCAGCATCCAGCCCAGCCGCCTCCAGGATCCTGTCAGTGGGGCATCCCGCATGGCAGCGCAGCCTGATCCGCCCGCCAAGTTCTACGATATCCAGGCTCCTGGTCTTGTCTGAATGGCAGGGGCATGCGGCCATGTAATGCCCGTTTTCCATGTGTGCATCCTTGAACCGGGCCGCCACGTCTCTCACTGTCATAAGACCGCCCCCTCGCTCTGGATTGCCCCGGCCAGGGCGTTCCGCATCACATTCAGCCAGGTTTCCAGTCGGTCCAGGCAGGGCGCGATCTGCTGCTCGCCCCGCAGGACCCCGGGCGCGTCCCAGATCGGCAGCATCTCGCAGTCCGTCAGGAACCGGTCCGTCGCCGTCTTGATCGTTTTCCAGGCCGGTTCCTTCCCGTCCGGCCCGGCGGCCTTCAGCTGCTCCAGCTCCGCCTCCGCGTCGGCCGCCCGCTTCTCCGCTTCCTCCGCGGCCGCCAGCAGGTCGTTCTGGTTCCGCTTCAGCTCTTCCGCGTACTTGCGCTGCTTGTCTGCCTCCTCCCGGGCTTCATCGGCCTGCGCCTTCCCGGCCTGGTATCCCTTGTCCCACTGGCTGCTCCCGTCCTTCCGGGTCGCCTCCAGCTCCGCCTGCAGGTCCCGGATCCGGTCCTCGGCCTGCCTCTTCTGCCCGCTCAGAAAATCAATCTTTCCCTGGAACTCCTTCCGGATGTCCCGCTCCATCCCGGCAGCCTTGTCCTGCAGGCCCCGCCGGTAGGCGGTCCCCGCTTCCTCGTCCATCCGCTTCTGATAGGCCCTGATCGTCGCATCCAGCTGCTGCTTCAGGCTCTCGCGATCGCTCTCCGCCTGCTTCAGCGCTGCCCGGATCTCCGTGGCCGCGCCGGTTTCCTGCACCAGCTTCATCTTCAGCGCCCGGATGCTCTCAGCGTTCTCCGCGTCGGCCGCCTCCTGGGCCTCCTTCGCCTTCCGGATCTCCTCCCGGAGGGCCTTCACGGTGGCCCCTTCCTCTGCGGCCTGCTTCGCGATCTCCTCCCGGGCCTCTTCCTCCAGTCCGCTGCCCAGCAGCATCAGCGCCTTGCTCATCTCCAGCCGCGCCAGGGCGCTCCCGTCCCGGATCTCCGTGGCCGCCTGCATGCACCGCTGGGCCTGCCTGGGCGTCAGCCCCGTCGTCCGCGTCACCCAGGTCTCCCACTGTCCGTGGGGCACGACCCCGGCCTCCTTCGCCTCGTTCAGCGTCCGCCCGATCCCGATGTACCCGGTCCCGATCTGCTCCTTGTACAGATGGATCCGCGCCTCGTAGTCCGCCAGGGCCAAAACCCGGCCCTCCGCCTCTTTTGCCAGCATCGTCATGGTCATTTTCCTCCTGTCCTTTTGTCGTTTATTCCTTCGGGGTCCGCTCCTGGCTTTCGCTTCCCCCGCGGGTTACTTCCATTCGTCCGGCAGCTCCTGGCCGCTCACCTCTGTCATCGTCGTCTGCACCGCGCCGGGCTTCGGCCCGCCCCGCATCTCGCCCGCGGGGATCCACAGCAGCCGGATGTTCTTCCCGTCGATCCATTTCTGCCGCGTCGGGATCTCCTCTTTCGACAGCCCCGTCAGGATCCCGTCCGTCCGCAGGTGCTTGTATAGCGCCTTCAGGGAGACCGGGAACTCCTGCCCCTGCTCCCTGCATAGCTTGCTCACCTCGCCGAAGCTCACATTCGGCAGCAGGTAGTAATACTCGCCGTCCATGTATCCGATCATCTTCTCCTGGGGCCCGAAGGTCTGCTTCTGATCCGGCCCCAGGGTCAGATCCTTCAGCCCGACCCGCTTGCTGCTCAGCAGCTCGCTCAGCGCGTCCAGGAAGATCCTCGTCGGCTTCTCGCTCTCCATGTCCCGCGCCTGCCGTCTGCTGCTCTCCATCAGCTTGTGCCTGGCTTCCTGCAACAGCGCCGCCGCGGTGTCCGTGTCGAAAAGCCCCAGGTCTCTCATGTAGTTCAGCATCAGGCTGTATCCGATCAGGATGCAGGCCACCGTCTCCGGCGCCCGGTCATGCTGCCCGCTGCTGGCCTTCCGGATGTCCTCCCGGAAGCGGATGAACATGCCGTGCAGCCGCTCCGGCATGCCGTCCGCCTGCTTCAGCAGCCACAGGATGTATCCGCGCATCGCCTTCTGCAGATACCCGCCCCGGGCCAGCTCCTGCATCTCCGTCAGCTCGTCTCCCACCGGGATGTCCTCCTTGTCAATGTCCAGGATAAAATACCTCGCCAGTCCGCTGGCGCCGATCGCCGGCAGGTCCTCGCCGGTGATGATGGCCACGCTCCGCGGCGGCGTGTTCGCCTTGATCGTGCTGTCCGCGTTCAGCCGGCCCCGGTCGACGCCGTCGCCGAAGGCCCGGCTCAGGGTCTGCGCCGTCGCGGCCATCTGCCGCTTCTCCTGCACGCTGGTCACCGGATGAAAGTCATCGACCAAAATCGGCGCGTCCTTAATCAAAAACGCCTTTTTTCTAATCTGGTTCCCGGTGTCGTTGAAGCTGGCCGGCGGGTTCTTGGCATGGAAGTTCCCGAAGTGGCTCATCGCCAGCGCCGCCGCCGTCGTCTTGTGCGTCCCGCTTTCCCCGTAGAGGAAAAGCGCGAAGGCCGGCGTAATGTCCGTGGCTCCCAGGAACTCCCGCAGCGGGGCCAGGTAGACCGTCCCCAGCAGCGCGATCCCGATCTCTTCCTTCATCACGTCCTTGATCCGCAGGCTGGTTCTGGCCGCCGCCTGGAAGGAGATCGCATCGAACCCGGGCACCCCGCCGCCGTCCAGCCGGTAGGTCTTCAGCGCGTCCCCCATGTCCACCGTGATCCCGTCCATCCCGACGGCCCCGCCGTGATAGAGATAGCACCATTTCCCGCCGATCTTTCTCCATCCGGTATGGTTGTATTCCGTCACCCGCTTCGCGGTCATCTGCCCGACCTTCTTGATGGCCCAGGCGACTTTCCCTTTGGTCGTGCTCCCCGGCGCCAGCGAGGCATCGAAGCCCCACTTCTCCGTGACCCAGTTCATCCCGTCCAGCTCGTTGGCCCGGATCGTGACCCGCCCCAGCTTGTGCCCATTCTGGTTCCATCCGTCCAGGACAAAGTTCAGGCTGGTGTTCACCCCGTCGTCCCTGGTCAGCTCCATCCGCGGGATGACGACAAAGTCGCAAAGGGCCTTGCTCTCGTTTCCGGTCTCCTGGGCGATGCACCCGCCGGAGACGCCGTACCCCTTCACCGCGGCGTACAGCCTTTCCGCCTGCTCCATCGGGGTCAGCCAGAAGGGCACCGCCTCCGGATCGAAGTCCCGCGTCGCGGCCACCTGCCGGGCCAGCGCGTCCATGGCCTCCGTGTCTCCCATGATCGCCACCATGTCGCTGATGTCGCCCTTTTCCGGCAGCTCCGCGCATGCTTCCTTCAGATCCACCAGGCGGATCCGCTTCGCGATGCCCTGCAGCTTCAGGGCGACGTCGTAGGCGTGGTTCTGCCCGGTGTAGCCGTTGCCCTTTCCGTCGCTGTCCGGCAGGATGATCACATCCGCCCCGGCCAGCCGCCGGCTGTATCCGCTCCGCCATTTTCCGGCCCCGCCCGGGTTGCAGGTGGCCGTGTGCCCCAGCCGCTCCAGGGTCTCCACGTCCTTCTCCCCCTCGACGACATAAACCGGCTTGCCGTCCTGGATCGCCTTGGCCACCTGCGGCATCCGGTACAGCGTGCTGTCCCGGATCTCCGCCGGCACGCTGTTCACATACCCGGCCCGGTTCGCCTTCGGATCTCCCGGATCATACCGCCGCTGCCGGAAGGTCTTCCCGGGCTTTCCGTCCAGGTAGTGCAGCCGCACCACCTGGAACAGCTCCTTCCCATCCTCGTCCGTGTAGCTGTACACCGCGTCCGGGTGATCCCAGTCCGGCTTCAGCTGATCCTTCTCCGCATCCTTCCCCGCGGATCCGGCGGGCCGTCCCGCACCATTCCCGGATCCGGGGCCCCGTCCGGCTCCGGCCCCGGAACCAGGGGACTGTCCCGCGCCGTTCCCTCTGGGAACGGAAGGGTCTGTCCCCGCCGTTCCGGATAGCCCCCCTGCCGTCCCGTTCCCGGGCCCCGCGTTATAAACCCGGATCCCCTGGATGATCTCCCCGGTCTCCGGATCCACGACTTCCTCATGTTCCTCCGGCGCGTCTTCATCCGTGGGCTCATCCTTCCGCTGCGGTTTCGCAGCAGATCGGCCCCCGCGCTGCGTCTTCGCAGCAGGCCGGTCCGGGTCCGGGTTCACGATCAGATCCTTTGCCGTGATCCTCAGCGCGTCCATGATCGCCGGGTTCTCGCATCCAGCATGACAGCACAGATAAATCCGTTCCCGCCCGTCCTTCCGGCTCTGCTTCGACGTCACAGTCAGGCTGGCCGTCCGGTCCGTGTGGGCCGGGCACCGCGCCGTATATTCGCCGCTGCTATTCGGGCCGCTCACGTGATCCAGCATCCCCAGGATCTGCTTCAGATCCATCCGGCAGCCCTCCTTTCCCGTCCTTCTCTATCTTCCCATGTCCCCGGATCGCCTGTCCCGGCAGCGCCTTAATCCGGTCTGATCTGCAGCCCTCTGGGCCCTCTTATTCTTCCCGCTCGCGGTCCTGTTCCCCGATGATCTCCCCGAGCACTTCCTGGATCGATCGGATCATCATGTCCTTCCTCCTGTCCGCGTCTTTCATTTCCGCCCTGATCTTCATCGCGGTTCTCTTGGCCTCCCCGATCACCGCGGCCTGCCTCATCAGGGAGATGACCATGTCGTCCTTCATGAAAAAATCGACAAGGTCCGAAACACTGAGCCCGCTCAAAGCCGCAAAGTCCGGCTCTCCGCCTTCGCTTGCCAGCAGAAGGAAACCGTCCGCCTTCCTGCCGTCCTTCAGGGTTTCCGATCCGAACTCGGGATTGTCGCACGTCACCTTGATCGTGTAAGTCTGCTTCATTTTCCTGTCCTTCCTTTCTCTGGTCATTCGGCATCAGCTGCTCCCTCACGGTGCTCCAGCATCCCGACCAGCTTCCTCTCCAGCCAGGCCACCCGGTCCGCGTGGCTCTTTTCCTGGTCCTCCCAAAATTCGGC